TGCTTCATCTATACCTTGAGCAAGGCCTTTGCCTTTACCTAGCTTCTGGATTGATTTAAGAGCTTCTGATTCATTCTTCCATGTCTTCCAAGACTTAGGTAAAAGATGTTTACCTGTCATAGCTTTAATGGCTGTATCAGTAAATATAACGCAGTCCCATTTACCGAACTCAAACTTCTTATCTTTAGATTCCTCAAAGAACTTTCTGAGATTAGGCTTCCAATCAATCAGCTTCTTCATTATCTACGCTGTATTCGTTTATTGACATTATCATTACGGCCACCGACAGAGCCACCAAGACCACTGCCACTAGTACCTGCTCGTCCCCATAATATTTCTTTATCTTGTAAAAGACCTACTCTGCTAAAACATGTATCGCCAGAGGATATGAATTGTTGTGACTCATTTGTGTATCTAAGGTTTGATGGCCTGTTTAAATCTACCAATCTGCTCTCAGCATTAAGAGTTATAAGTGAGCCTTCTGGATTATCGTCTATAGACATAGACTGCATACGGCCTTTAAATATTGTCATAGTACCTGCGCTTATATCTGTACCACCAGATAGCATACCTAGCAATATAGATATAGGCCTGTTCTGATATTCTTCATTTAAGGCTAGATTCAATACAGCTTCATCCATACCTGCTAAAGATATTGTCACACCTGCAGCAGACATATCTAATTGTTCTTCTATACCAGATATTTGTAATAGAGTTCCTGCTCCAATATAGGTTGTATTAGAGCCACCTTCTTGGATAGTTAGATTATCTTTACCATTCCAAAGCCTTAGAGTCTCAGTATCAAACTCTAGCTTTACAGCCATAAAGAGTATTTGATTATCTTCTCCTAAGAGGTCAACGAGAGCTGCGTCTATGCCACTTCTGTTTGACATTTATATTACCTCTTGGCACGAGAACGAGAGTCCGTAGTTGGAGATATTGTCAGCACTCCATTCTACTTCTTTTGAGGTTAATCTAAATAATCCTTTTGCAGGATTGATATATACTCTTTGACCACTTACAGATAGACCTGTTCTTAATTTAGGTTCTATTCTTATTGCATATTGATTTCTGTTTCCACTACCTGCGTCTACCTCAGTAGCGTTTTCAGTGGCCATGACATATTGTATTGGAGTATATCCACTAGCGTCTGTTGTTGCACTGTTAGATACACCAACATAGTCACCCTTTAGTATAGTACCACTTGCACCATTGCTTACAGCTTTGACAGATAAGCCTTTGATTCCTTTGACATTTTGTTTAATTGTACATCCTGCTTTACTAGATTCGTCTGTCAGTGATTCATAGTCTACTGGGTCTACTATGATAGTAGTATTATTTGTTTTAGCTGTTATCTTATGAGTACCATTGTTGGTAGCTTTTGCGCTGCCAGTCACCATAATAAAATCACCCACTATAACATTAGAGAAAGGTGTACCACTTGCTGCAGTAATTGTGTTTGTTGAAGCTGCAAAAGAAAGTGTAATACTGGTTTCATTGATTCTGGCTTCTGCCATCAAAGTAGCATTATCATGTGTACCTCTCTGAGTCAAAGCGTCTGGGTCTGAAAACTTAAATGTATTGACTGGACCATTAAGCTCTAAAAGAAATGATTGCCAATTAGCAGCTAAGTCTCTACGCATTGGAGGTAGTGTCACCTCAGCTTCCCAGAATACTCCATCATATTCTTGTGTAGTAATCTTTCCAGAGTATGGAGAAACAGCAGCACCAATATATCTTCTTAATCTAAAGTTAGATGATATGAAATTTGGTGTTGTCGGCATGTCAATTATTTTAGCCACTTAATAATCTCCTTCTAAAAGTACCACCTCTGGAAGCAGACTCAGCTACAGCTTGTTTGCTTACTTCTGCTATCTGAGGAAGCATACCCATAACCTCTGCTCTTACTGTACCTTGAACTCCTGTTGCAAAGTTTACATTCTGATTTATGACTATAGGTGGACCACCACCCATAGCACTGTTGGTCTGGTGGTTGTTCATAATACTACCAGTATGGTCTGGTACAAATAATTCTGGGCCACGCTCACCTACTATTGTTGGTCTACCTCTTTGTACTTTACCACCACTTGCATTTCCATCTATTGGTGTACCAGTAGTGCTTAGTCCAAAACTTCCAAGGATAGCGTCCACTATAGGCTTGATGACTAACAGTCTCATGAATTCTGAAATGACCATTTGAACTACATTACCTGCAAAGTTCTTAAATGATTCCATGGCGTCTTCACCACTAAGCAGAGCTTCTGTAAGGTCACTTGCAAAACTATCTGACATGCTCTCAACCTTTCTACCAATCTCTGCCATAGCCTGTCCAGTAGGTCCTAGTGTTTCTAAATACTTTCTATATAAAGCATTTGCTGAATCTAAAGTTAGAGAGTTATTAGCAAGTCCCTCGTTTAATATTCGTAGAGCTTCATCGGCACTATCAAAAGTTGCAGGTAGGTCTTCTATTTCTTTCTTGAAATTCCTTGTGGTCTCTAGCATATTTGAAATTGGAACAAGTGCTTCGTCTGCTGACAGTCCAAACTTTTTAAGAACCTCTGGCATTTCTGCAAGTGCTGCAATAATTTCCTCGTCTGTCATACCTCTAAGGTCTTCTAAGAAGTTCGTACCAGATAGATGATTGTCTTGTAGGGTCTTACCTAAAAGCTCTTGTAAACCAACAAGCTCTTTCATAGGGTCATTTTCTACATCGTTTATCTTCTCTAGTGTATCTCTTATCTCTTTTGTATCTTGTCCTTTAAAGAACTCTAGCTTTCTACCTGCTGCTACAAAGGCTTCAAATTGGTCTACATTTTCTGGTTTTAATAATTGTTCTACTAAGTCACCCATACCACCTTTGGCTTTTCTTACTTCTTTATCTATAGCAGGTAATAGCTTCTCTATTCCATTCATGCCTAAGATTGGCTCAAAGATATTTGGAAATTCTTTTGCTGTTGTATTAAACAAGTCCAGATAAAAGTTATCCAGTGTGTCGTTGACTATCTTGCCACCTAAAGTTTGCAGCTCATCAAAGTCTTTAAATAATCCGTCTGCTCCGAATAGCTGTTCGTCAGTAAGGCCTAAACTTTCTTGTAATGCTAAGACATTTTCTTTACCTTGATTTCCTTCTATACCTAAACCATGGAAGAAACCTGCGTCTGTTAGCAGTGCTTTTGCAAACTTTGCTCTCTTGCCAGATACAGTACCTTTAGCAAAGTCCTTCTCAAAAAAGAATGTCATGAACTGTTTATTTATTTCTGCTGCTACACTTTCTACTTCATCAAAATCACCTGCAAAGAAAGCGTCTGTCACACTAAACTTACCTTTTGGCATAGATTTTAATGCAGTTGATAAGTCTCTTACTGATTGTGATACAGCGTCAATGGCCCTTTCATTGATTGGCATTTCTTCTTCTAGCTGTTGATTAAGTTCATCAAAGCCTTCTGCTGCTTCTGCTGCTTCTTCGTCTGACTCTTTAAGTAGCTGATTCATACTTGCAATAGCAACACCACCTGCAGCGACACCTGCAGCGACTTTTGCTATACCAATACCAGTCACACTTTGCAGCATTATTGCTGCTGCTGTCTGTCCTTTGATTACGGAAGTCAATAGCTTAAATGCTTTAGTCACCTTCGGAACAATGACTATAAGCGCTCCCATTATCTTAGCACCTGCAATGAATCCCATGATTCCTGCCATAAGTCTTAAGTGAGTGACTACAAAATCTACTATGTTTGCTAGTCCCCTCAAAGCATTACCAAGGACAGCACCTATATTTCCTGCCAAGTTATCGTTGTCTTTTAGAAGGGCCTTGAATTGTAATGATATATCTTGTAGAGCTTCCTTAAGTCCACCTTCACCTATAGACACAAAGAACTCAGAGAGTTGGTCTTGTAAGTTAGATACAGCACCAGTCAAGGTATCTGCTCTATCTGCTAACGCAGTAGGGAATTCTGTTCGTCCAATATTACGCAAGAAGTCTGTAATCGCAGGACCACTTCTTTCAATCTCTGTAGTAATACCATTGAATGTAGCTTTGATTGTATTGCCTTGTAGTCTGGCTACAACACCAAACTGCTTAAGCATTTCCATTTCACCAGTGGTGGCGTTAAACGCTGCTTGTGCTAAGTCGGTAATACTCTTACCCATACCTGCTGCAAAATTACCAAAGTCCTGCATGACATCGGTAGTCGGAACAATACCTGCGAGTTTGAGTTTTATAAATGCGTTAGCAACATCTTGTATTTGGAAAGTTGTTGTCGCTGTAAATTGTCTTATTAGGTCAAAGGACGCAGCAGCAGCGTCAGCACTACCAGTGACAGCCTTTAATGTTGCTTCTAAATCTTCAAACTCTCTAATCGTTTGTACGGCTTGACCTGCTAGTTGAGCAAGGCCAATAGTACCTACTATCGCTGCAAAGCCTTTGAGAGCGTTAGAAGCTGCTCCAGATTGCTTCTGTAGAGTGCCTAGTTGTTTGTTAGCTTTGTCAAGACCTTGTCGCAGTTGCTTAGTTTCTGCTTGAATCTCAACGACAATTTTATCAATAGGATTGGCCATTAGTCTGGGTATAGCTCCATTAATTCTTTCATTCTACCAGAAGACATGGGCTTATCTTTATCATCCTTATGTGAACCATTGAACTCCATAAAGCCTTCTATGGCAGCATAGATTTCCCTTGGAGCTGACTCCCAGAATGATTGGGGAGTTAAACCCATCATACCTACCCACATTTGTAGATACCTTTTGATAGGTAAGGAGTCACTAGTTAATCCCCTTCTGTCTTTTTTCCCTCTGTCGCTTCCTCTGAATTGTCAACGGATAGAACCGAAGTTAGCACATTAGCTACCACGGCCATTGATTTAACTAAGCCATGGCTCTGAACTAGCTCCATGACATCTTGGGCTTGTACATCATTACCTCCACCTCTCAGCGCAGGAACAAGTACTTGTATCATGTGACCTAAACGCAGGTCTCCATCGCTCATACTCTGAGCGAGTTTGATAATACCCATATCAACAGCGTCTTCTATCTGCATGATAGCGTCTACTGTAAGCCTAGCTTTATATTCTTTACCTGCTAAGGATACTAGGACTTCACCCTTTAGCTTGTTTATTCCCTTTTCCATCTTCTGATATCTCCTTTTTAATGGATGTAGCGACTGCTACTTTTATTTTTAAAACATCGTCTCTAGTATCAAGAGTAGATTTTTCTATTGGAAGACTATTCCCATCTACATTAATACTATCGCCCAGTTCAATATCTGGATTAGGTATGTCAAGCCAAGTGCCATCAAACATACCATCTAAGTTATGTTTACCGACTTTTACTTTAACTGCTTTCCACATAATCTACCCTAATATTAAACTGCTGCGTAAGTAATATAAGCTGCTGATTCAAAGCTCATTGAGTATGTGACTTCACCATTATACTCACCTGCATATTCCAAACTTGTGATTTGGAAACTACCAGTCAATGTACCAAAATCTGGTATCAAGAATTGGAAGTTTTTGAACGCAGGAGTCTGAGCTGACGAGCCGTCAGAAGTGTTTTGCTGAGCAAAGAAAGCTGCTCTAACTGTTTCTTCTGTTGAAGCGTCAGTGAATACACCACTCGCAGATATACTTACACTGTTCATACCACCACCTGCTAGTAAGGTTCTATTACCTAGACTATCTTTGTTAGTGATATCAACACTTTCGTCATTTAGTGTAATTGATGTTGAACGAAGTCCACCGACAGTAGCGTATGTGCTACCAGAAGTGTTGACTTTTAACAACATGTCAAGACCTTTTTGTGCTGCCATTTTCTTCTCCTATATTTATGGACTAAGTTGTCCCTAAAGTTAATACTCGGAATCGCATGACTCCATGTCTAGTGACACCATCTGGGTCTCTTAGTATATCACTAAATTCAAACCTACTATTAATATGATTGAATCCAGATATACTTAGACTACTATCATGCAATAAATCATGAATCCTGTCCATGATTTGCTTACATTCTTTGCTTCCTTTATATTGTGACCATATATCAATTACGACTGTATGCTCACCACCATCGGAACTTTTTTCACCATACTCAAGAACTGAATCTGCTCCTATGTTTACAAAAGGATAAGTAATACTTGCAGGGACATCATCATGTACTGCTGCTCCAAGAGTATCGGTTAATGTATTGTCGCTGTTCAGCTTAGTAAATAATGCTTGTTGTAATTGGAATTGACCTACGCTCATTTCTTAACTACTCCATGTGCTTTGAATACACTATTAATTCTTTTTCTATTTTGCCTTAAAGCAGGAGACATGAAAGGTCTTTTGGCCATTTGAGTAGTGCCAAATTCTAAATGCGCAGCATAATCTGTAGCAGCAATAATCTGTCCTACAACAGCTCCGTCAGTAGCTCTCTTCTTTACATTAGTAGATATGTTGTTTCCTAGATTACCAGTATCAGTAGCAGGTGGTTGTCCTGCAGCAGACGCTTGATGAGGTGGTTGTCTTTTTCTTGGATATACTCTACCTGTTCCTTTTTGTTTTAAAGACTTTAGTACATGAGCTTCTACTATACTAACAGCTCTATTCATAGCTATGGTAAGTTCTTTACTTGCGTCTTTACCACGCTTATCATTTTTCTTCTGAACTGCTTTCAAGCCTTTTATGTTTACACTCAATGTGACACTCCTTCGGTAGCAGTAATTTCAAAGAATCTATCTCTCTCATCTACATTCTTAATATTTTGTATCTGGAATGTTCTGCCCTCGTACACAATAATATAGTCAGCACTCATGTCAGAGCGTTGACGCATATATATTTTGTGTGTGTTTTTTGTTTGTACTTTGCCTTGTCTATAGGCTTCGTCTCCACCCATAGGTCTTATATCTGCAAATATATTTGCAATAGTACTATAAGTTTGTGAGCGTCCACCTGCTCCGTCTGAGGTGTCTGTAGGACTCTTAAGTTCGCACTTATATCTGAGTCTACCTATTGAAATACTTTTAACTCTACCTGCCATTATCCGATAGACATTAGACTACTAGACCCCAAACCTTTATGAATAATGTAAGGCGCATACAATGCCTTTATCATAGGTGGTATAAGTCTTGCTTCCAAGTAGTTTCCCATGTCTCCTCTATGTTCGTAAAGGTGTGCAATGTGTTGAAGTATACCCATTCTTATAGGCTCTGGTATTGAATATATAGAACTGTATCCTGCAACGAATTCTATTTCTATAGCATTAGCTACACGCAAGGCCGAAGGAAATGTCTCCCCTGTTCTTAATACTATCCTAGAAGGCTCTCTAGCGTTGTCTAAGTAATATTTAGAAGCAGCCATAGTAGTTGCTACATCTTCGTCAGAATAAGTCTTTACATGCGTCACACTAATTACTGGTGCTTCTGCAAGTACTAGATAGTTTTTGTAAAAGTTTAGGTATGGTCCAGTCTTTACTCCTTCCCATAAAGGGTCTTCTAATTCATTAAAAGAATCTAAGAACTGTCGGTATGTTGTAGAAACTAAAGTTCTACCTAGATATTCTTCTGCTATTTGTCTTGCTGCTGCTATGAATGGACGGATGACTCTCTCGTCAGTGTTATCTTCTACTCTTAGATATTCTTTTACTTCTTGAAGTGTGACTGGTTCTTGAGCAGGTTCTACTTGTATTTGGATACCACTCATATTACAGCTCCTATTATTTGACTACCAATAATAAGAATGTAAAGTCCCCATATCATTTGTTCCATACGGACAAACCTTTGAGAACCAGATTCAAGTCTATCTTCTATTTGCTTAAATCTTAAAGCGCATATCTCCTCATGCTGCTCAAGTTTATTGTTTGCTGTCGCTGTCTTTGCCATGTTCGCTCTCTAACAGATTATTCTCTACGCACTCGTCTCCGAGTTCATCTATAATCTTTAGTTCAGCCTTTTTAAGTATCATGGACCATGCGTTTAGTTTTGAGTAAAGTTCTTGAACTTCACCTAACAATAAGAAGTTGTCCTTCCCTTTGTCACTAAACTTCTGGACATCATACTCTGACTGAGAGCCGTCTGGCTTCTGTAGAATATATTTAATATCATCCATTTTAAATTGTATCACCAATATATCTGCAAGACCATATTGTTAAACTGTACTTAATTCCTTCCTTAAGTCTTAAGCACTCATGGCCATGCGTTAGTTGCCCTGCAAACAGTATACACTTCCCTACTGGAACATCCACATTGCTGATTGCTTGTCTCGGATATATTAGTTCTGCTCCCTTATAATCATCATTAAGTTTTACAGAACCAGTCACAAGACTAGCGTCATGATGTAGATTAAGATTTACTTGCGTATCCATAGCATATCGCATTACGAATCCGTCTCTTAGTCCATACATTTGCAAAGGTTTCCAATACTTCTCAGCTAGAGGTACTATGTTCTCCTGCCAGTGTTTATCTAATTCATCCCATAGTCCTAGTTCTTTTAGTCTTATCTCTTGCGCAGGAAACTTGTCATAGTCTAGAGAACCCCATTGTCCATGCTTATCTGCTATCTCAATCATTCTTTCACATTGGTCTTGGGTCATGAAATCTACAAGCAGCATATCCTTGGACATGTATTCCACTCTGTTGTAGTGAGGTATAAACATAGCACTGGTACTAGGATAGAAGTTGTCATATAGCTTTTCATAAAACTCTAAAGCTCTCTCACCACCATTGCCATGATAGATACAAGGACAGCACTGAGTTTCTGGATTCCAGAGTTGGCCATTTAAGTTCTCTACCTTTTCAAAGTTTGTTTGGAATATGTAGCACTCATAATCTATACCAATATCATATCGGCCAGAGAAGAAGGCATGATGTACAAAGAGTTGGTCATCTTCATTATCTTTTATACTCTCGTGATTCATAAGCCTACGCAGCTCTTTTGCTCTTCCTATATATGTACCACTATTAATAAATCTAAATCTTGTAGGTGAATCTGGGAACTTGTCCATGAGTTCTGGCTTTGGCCAACACACCATTTCACCACTAAAGATAATGGCGTTTCCCATATCTAAAAATCTCTCATGTATAGTCTCTAGATTAT